GGCATTGTGCTGCCGTCCGATCTGACGGGGAGCTCATCAACAAAGATGCGCGATTATTACTATTGCAGCAGCGGCTTGCGCGTGCTGCTGGTGGGCGGTCATTCGTATTACGGAGCGGGTGCGGGGCCGTTCTGTTGGTATGCGTCTAGCGCGGCGTCGAATACGTATTCGGGTATCGGCGGGCGGCTCTGCTTCAAGAAGGCCGCGTAAGCGGCCCGTCATGCGGGGCGATTTTTAGTTCTTTGGGATCAGATGGGGAGAGGCCAGCTTGCGCGTGCTGCTGGTAGGCGGTAATTCGAATAAAGGAACGAGTGCGGGGCCGTTCTATTGGAATGCGAATAACGCGGCGTCGAATACGAATTCGAATATCGGGAGGCGGCCCTGCGTCGGGTACGAGAACCTTTCTGATCCTTGCCTCTTGGCAAAAAAAGAAGAGACCTCAATAACTGTGCTGGTAGGGAAACCGAAAGCTCAAGGGTCAGAAGCAGTGAAGCGGTACGGAAATCTCTGGGAAAAAGTCTGTTCTTTGGAAAACATCGCAGATGCCCATTATCGGGCTCGGCGTGGAAAACGCCACTACGGTGAGGTGATAATGGTTGATGGGAATCCGACTCGATATTTCAAGGCCATCAGGGAAATGCTGGTCAACAAGACGTATCGGAACTCTCCTTATGAAGTGATGATCAAGACCGACGGGCCAAAGGCACGAGAAATCTGGAAGCTGCCATACTATCCCGACAGGATTATTCATCACAGCATTGTGAACGTGCTGGAACCGATCTGGATGCGAGGATTCATCCGGGACACGTATGCAGCTCTTCCGGGAAGAGGAGTTCACGATGGAGTGAAGAGGATCCGGAAGTCCCTTGAAGATGTCGACGGCACGAGGTACTGTTTGAAGCTCGATGTCAGAAAGTTCTACCAGTCGATTGACCACGAGTGTCTGAAAAGGATTGTACGTCGAAAAATCAAGGATCCCGATTTGTTGCAGCTGCTCGATCTGATCATCGAGAGTGCTCCTGGAGTCCCGATCGGCAACTATACCAGCCAATATTTCGGGAACGTGTATCTCTCTGATTTTGACCACTGGTGCAAAGAGGTTCTGCAGGCGAAACACTATTTCCGATACTGTGACGACATGGTGTTTTTATCTGCTTCGAAAGAGCAGCTCCGTGACTGGTATGTCGGGATATCCGATTACCTCTCCAGGCTGCAGCTGACGATCAAACCGAACTGGCAGATTTTTCCCGTCGATGTTCGGGGAATCGATTTTCTGGGTTACAGGCATTTTCACCGTTACACCCTGGTGCGAAAAAGTATCGTCAAGAACTTCCGGCGGAAAGTGAGGTTTAAAAGTCGGGAGGCAATGGCGGCATATAACGGATGGTTCAAATGGGCTGATACCTACAACTTGAGGAGAAAATATGGTTGGATACAGTAAAGACAGGCCGGAGGAGATTGTTCCCTGTGAGGGCGGATGGCAGTTCCGGTACAGCGTTGCTGAGGTCGCAGCGTCAGAATCGCAGGAGGCTGGATACAGCTACGACTATGTCATGGTGCCGCCGCAGGAAATTATAAGGTTTTGTGACTTCGCCGATACGGGCTCTGTCCTGGACGGTGACAAGATCAGGATCGATGATCTGATCAACAAGGAAATCGTTGTGATCGGGCACAAGATTTCGGTAAGCAAGTACGAGAAGAACAAGTCGGGGAAGTGCCTGACGCTTCAGGTTGAAGTCGGAGGGGTTCACCGGGTTGTTTTTACCGGATCGGATGTACTGATCGAGCAGATGCAGAGGTATGGGGACGGGGTCCCGTTTATAGCAGTGATTCGCAAGGTGGACAGGTTTTATACGTTGAGCTAATCTATAAATATTTTTTATATGTCGTTTTTACATGGAGTTGAGACGCTGCAGGTTGATGATGGGATTAAGGTAATCTCTACGCCTGCAACCGCGGTCATTGGTGTCGCGGGGTGTAATGGTATCGGCGGTACATCAGTTGATCCCTCTATTCTTGGCGTCCCGCAGTTGATAACGCCGAGCCGTACACTTGAGGATCAGGGGCTCGATGAGGACTGGGAGGTTTATCGTGCTATCGATGCGATATTTTCAATCGCATCACCAGTCGTGATATGGGTGCCGTATGGCACCGATACAGCTGGAGATCGGGATACGACGATAGAGCAGGCGGTTGATGGTTTTTTGCTCTCGCGGAATTTGCTGAATATCGCACCTAAAATACTTATTACCGATGACCCCGCAAATGCTCCCTCAGCAAAGCTTGTCGAGGTTGCTGGTAAGCTGAGGGCTGTTGTTCCGGTTGATATTGATGCTGATTCGGCGGCTGAAATGATTACTGCCAGGGCAAGTTATGCTTCGGCTCGGGAGTATCTTGTAGGCCCGAACCTGCTGATTGATGGCGTCGAGTATCCATACAGCTGGATAATGGCGGCTATGATGGCAAGCACGGACGATGAGTTTGGCTATCAGTATTCCCCGTCAAACAAGATAATTCCTACGGTGACAGGTTCGGCGTTTCCGGTAACGGCGTCGCTGACGGATGCAAGCGCTGAGACGAATATTCTGAACGCCCAGGGAATTGCGACTGTTTTTTCAGGGTTCGCTACGGGGTATCGGACGTGGGGTAACCGGAATGCTTCTTTCCCGGTGGCTTCTGGGATCGAGACGTTTGTGTCTGTCGTCAGGACGCGGGACGTTATTGAAGATGCGATCGAGGCAGTGTCGTTGCAGTGGGTTGATAAGCCGCTAAACAACGCGCTGATCGATTCAGTAGAGGATAGCGTCAATGCTTTTTTCCGAGACAAAATCGGTGAGGGCGTTATCGTCGATGGCAGGGCGTACCTCGACCCAGCAAAAAATTCGGCAACGGAACTGAGCAATGGGCACCTGGTGGTGAGTTACGAGTTCGTGCCGCCGCCGCCGCTTGAGCGGCTTACGTTCCGGAGCTTTATTAACATCAACCTGCTTGCAAAGCTGTTGGAGGATTAACGTATGGGTATCAGGATTCAGAAAATTACCAACGGCAACGTCTACCTCGACGGAGAAAGTTTTATGGGCCGTGCTTCAGAGGTACAGCTGCCAAAGGTGGTGACCAAGTTTACTGAGCACGGAGGCCTTGGGTTGCACGGCACGCTGGAGCTTCCCGGCGGGCTCGAAAAGATGGAAGCAAAGGTCAATTGGGGCAATGTGTACACGGAGGTTCTTACTGCTGCATCAAATCCATATGCGGCCCGGACAATAATGATCCGGGGTAGTGCGGAGGTTTTCAGCCAGGATGGCCGGGTTTCGGAGTTCCCGGTTGTCGTTATCATGAAGGGATTTTTTAAAGGACCCGACGGGGGAACGTACAAGCACAACGAGGCGGTCGGACTCGAAACAGAGTTGACGTGCCATTACCTGATGATCAAACACAACGGCGTCGTCGTTGTGGAGGTGGATGTTTTCAACAACATTCATCGCGCCAACGGGGTGGATTTGCTGGCAAACTATAAACTCAACGTGGGGAACTGATTATGTCGAAGATGGCTGAAAATAGTGCTGTTAAACGGCCGTTAAACCAAATTCCCACGCCCGTTGAACAGGGAGTTGAACATACTCTTGGCGACGGGTCGAAAGTTGTTGTGCGCAAACTTTATGGAAGGGACATCATGACGGCGCAGGTGATTTGCGGAGGATCACAGCAGGGCCTTATGCTTGCGATGACAGCGCTGGCCTGCTCTCGTAACGGGGCCCAGGTGCTGTACGAGGATCTCCTCGATGAGGATGCATTTGTCGTGATGGAGCTGATGACGCTGGTTATGGAGGGCAAGATCGGGGGTTTTCCGTCCCCAGCCGTCGAGCCCTGATCCACTACCGGCACGTAACCGGGGCAAGCCTGCGGGAGATCGAGGAGACTCCTCTCGATGAGCTGGTGTTGTGGGTGGATGAGTCGATAGCGTACTGGGAGGAGATGTGGGGCGATGAGTAACCTGTAACTGATGTTTGATGGCCGATCTATTTAAAATTGCGATGATTTTTACCGGCGTTAACCGTGTCGGCGGCGTTTTGAGCGCCGTTGGCGCCGGGCTGGACAAGGTCGCATCAAAAGCGGAAAAGCTGAACAAGCTGGGGAACCGTTTGATGGCTGGCGGTGCCGGCCTTGCCGGTGGAACCATTGCGGCGGTCGGCATGGCGGCCCAGAAGTTCATGGCGTTCGAGGGGTCGCAGATCGGCCTTGAGAACACGCTGCGCCGGGCCGATGGCACGGTGTCCCCCTATTTCGCAAAAATCAGCAAGGTTGCCGAACGGCTCGGCACGCAGCTGCCGGGCACCACGCAGGACTTTTTCGAGCTTGCTTCGGCAATGCTCAAAGCGGGATCCGGAGCGGAGTCGCTTGCGGGCGGAGGACTGGAGGCGGCCGCAAACATGGCGGCGGTGCTCAAGCTCGATTATGCCGAGGCCGGGGTGTCGATCAGCAAGTTCCAGCAGGCGCTGGGAATCGCCGATCGGGATCTTGTTTCGTTTGCCGATACGATCCAGCGCACGGCCCACCTGGGAGTGGAGATCGGCGAGATGCAGTACGCGTTCGGCAAGCTTGCCGGACCGCTCAAGACGCTTGGAATACAGGGTATCGATTCGGCAAACAAGCTCGCGCCGGTGGTGGCGATGCTGATTCGTACCGGGCGCGCCGGCGAGGAGGTCGGCACGGGCCTCGGAAACATTTTCAGCGTCGGGCTTTCTCAGGGGCTGTTTACCTCCACGGAGGGGATGCTGCAGTTTTTCGACGCCATGGGCAAGATCGATGCCCAGACGCGGCAGATGAAGCTGGAGAAGCTGTTCGGCAAGGGTGGGGCGGCTGATATTGGGGCGATCATCTCCACCGAAGGGATTTCCGGCTATAAAAAGCTTACGGCTGAAATGGCAAAGCAGGCCAGCCTTGAGCAGCGGAAAAAGGCGTCGCTCCGGGGGTTGAGTGCGATGTACGAGGCAATGATGGGCACCGTTGAAAATGTTGGCGTTGCTATCGGCAGCGTGTTCGGGCCGGAGCTGAAGTCCGGGGCGGCCGCGGTGAACGAGTTTGCCGGAAAAATTGAGGGGTGGGTGCGGGCGAATAAGGGGCTGATTCTGGTTGTGGCAAAGGCTGCGGTCGGGATTGGTGCGTTTATGCTGGCAAACGGAGCTATGATTCGGATGTTTACTTGGACGGCAAAGGCGATATCGCTGGTGCGCGGGGCTTTTGTTGGGATAAAGACGGCGATGATTGCGTTTCAGACTGCCTCCACGGTGATGTCCGTCGCGTTCGGGGTATCGATGAACGTGATGAAGCTGGCGCTTATCGGTACCGGTATCGGGGCGATCGTGATCGGTTTGGCTACGGCCGCGGTGCTGGTGTACCAGAACTGGGATAAGGTCAAGGCTTTTTTTGTTGGCATGTGGGCGGCGGTGAAGCCGTTCCTGCAGCCGATGCTGGATTTTTTTTCGCGACTGTGGGGTACCATATCCGGTATTGTGCAGGGCATGGGCAAGGCGATCGGGCTTGGCAACCAAATGCCGGCGTCGGCGCCTGCTGTGGCTGGTGCGCGTGTCCGCACGGTAAAGCCGGCTGCGCCGGGTCGGGCGGGCACGACAAACATCACGTACGCGCCAACTATCAACGGAGCAGGCAATACCGCTGAAATCAAAAAGACGTTGAGGGCGCAGTCGAAAGAGTTGGCCGCCATGACGGCCCGGCAGAACAAGCAGGCAGCGAGGAGGGGGTACTGATGTTTGTGTACCTCGGCGCGTTGCGCCTGCAGGGGCTGATGGCTCCAACGTCGTTTCGGGAGCAGCGCAAGTACTCGTTTGCGGAGCATCCGGTGCTGCAGGGACGACCGAAGCTGCAGCGTATCGGCGAGGATCTGCGCGAAATCGATACCGGGTTCCTGCTGCATCGGGGGTACTGCGACCCTGCTACCGTCATCGAGGCGTTACGACAGATGGCGGAGGATCAGCAGCCGATTTTATACCTTCTCGGCGACGGGACGTTCGTAGGTGATTATGTGCTGCACGAAATCGTCAGCGAGGTTGAGCAGCTCGACCGGCTTGGTCAGGCTGTGGGGATAGAGGTTTCAGTCAGGTTAAAGGAGGTGCCTCCGGAGAGCGCTGAGGAGCAGGATCTGCATCGTTCCTCCACGCCATCACCGCAGCCTGGCGATAGAGTGCGTAGCGTGCCGTCTGGCCGTTCTCCTGTGGTGGAGGGGAATCGCCGTAAACTTGCGGGGGCTGCATGAGTTTTGTTGAGTACGTTACGAAAAAGGGTGACCGGATGGACCTGATAGCCTGGAACTTTTATGGCGATCCCCTGCTGTATGAACCGATCCTCGAGGCTAACCGGGAAAGTTTGTGGGTGTACCAGCTGGCCGATGGATCGACCGCCTGGCAGTACGGAAACGGGGCTCCTGATAAGGTGTGGTTCGGGGGTGTGGTTGTGGATTTGCCGGAGGGGCTCGTGCTGTACATTCCGGAACTTGAGCTGCCGCAAACTACGATACAACCGCCGTGGAAAAGCTGAGTCTCGTTATTGTGTATGAGGGCAAGGATATAAGCTCTCGTGTGCAGTCGCTCTGCACGGGCCTGACCTACACGGACTTCCTTTCCGGCCAGTCGGACGAGATTGAGCTGGAGTTCGAGGATTCGAAAGCGTTGTGGCGGTCGAGCTGGAACCCGCAGAAGGGCGATGCCCTGGCGGTACGGTTCGGGTATCCGGGCAAGGTTCTTGATTGCGGGAGTTTTGAAGTTGACGATGTCGAGTATAGCGGGCCTCCCGATATTGTGCGGCTGAAGGGTCTGGCTACCGGATTGAAGCCAGGGTTCCGCACCCGGGTGACGAAGTATCATCTCAACCGGTCGCTGGGCGAAATCGCCAGGGAAATCGCCGGGAAATACGGTCTTGGCGTTGAGGGGGCTCCATCGGGGATTACCCTGGCAAATGTGTACCAGGACGGTGACGATCTCGGGTTTCTGCGGAGGCTTGCGGATCGGTACGGGTACAGCTTCAAGGTTGCTCATGGCAGTCTGGTGTTTTTCAGGGTTAGGGAGCTGGAGGCGCGACAGTCGGTGTTTGAGCTGACTCGCGACAAGGTGACGCAGTACAGTTTCCGCTCATCCGGAGAGCCGGTATGCAAGTCTGTGGAACTTAAATATTACGATCCGAAGCGTAAAGGCTTGGTGAGCGGCACTGCAAATAATTCGACTGCCGTGGTTGGTGAAAAGGTTCGGCTGGATGTTCGGTGTTCGTCGCCGGCAGAGCTGCAGGACGGCGCTGATGCCGAGATGGATCAGCGCAAAAGAGAGGAGGACGAGATATCGGTTACCCGCGTCGGGGAGCCCCTGCTTATCGCTGGGGTGGTGGTGACGGTCAAGGGGTTCGGGGTTTTCGATCGACAGTACTTGGTGAAGGAGAGCATGCACTCATGGACAAGGGTTGAGGGGTATACGACAGAGGTGAAACTGCAGACAAAAACAGCATGAAAATAAGGTACGGCACAGTTCAGGAGGAAAAGGGCGGATACGCCAGCGTGTTGCTGGAAACTGCCGGTGGCAACACCGTGACGCCTTTTTTGCCAGTGCCTCAGCGCAGCACCGTCGGCGACCGGGATTACCGTCCACTGGCAAAAGGTACGATGGTGAGCCTGGTGATCGATGAGGACGGTGAGGCTCTGATTGTCGGGGCTCATTATAATAACAGGGACTTGCCTCCTGGTGGGTCAAGTGCAGACTTATGGGTTAAGTTGTTCCGGGATGGTACGACTATTTCGTATGATGCGGCAGGGAAAAATCTTGCCATTTCGGCTGCTGGCGGGGTTACGGTGCAGGTTAAGGGCGACTGCTCGATTAAGGCCGATAGCTGTACGATCGAGGCCTCATCAGGCCAGATAAAGGGGCTTCGGTGTCAGTATACCGGTAAAAAACGGCATAATTTTGTATGAGTGTATCCTCCGACATTATTAATGCCATCACGTCGGCAATCGACCCGGAGGTGATTGACGTTTCGGAGGCACAGGAGACGGCGGCATTCATTGCCGCAATCGCAGCTGGGGTTGCGGCTGCTGTGAGCCCTGTTCTACTGCAGGTCGTGAGCACTGCGGAGATTGTTTTGCAATCGATTACTGCGACTTCGTTTGCCGTGATGAATACTCCGTCGGTATCTATCATCACGAGGCGCGACAATAGTAGGCTGCGGTTAACCGCTATGGTTCCAGGTATAGGCTGTCTTTCATCGTCGTCGGGTCAGGTGTACATATCTTTTGCTCGTACGGTTGATGCTTCGATGGTGCCGAATATTTCTGGTGTTGCTGGTGGATTATGGGGTAGGTCGTGCAATTCATCTCATGGATTCATTTCTGCATCATTGCAGATGATTGACGATCCGGGCCTGCCAGCTGGGACATTAATTATATACCAGCTGTCGGGGTTTCGGGTTTCGAGGGATTTCGACGTTGGGTCGTTGATCATCCCGTCATCAATAATTGTCGAGGAGCTTGCTGTATGAGCGAGTTGTTGCTGCCGGAGGTTCGAAGCAAGCATTTCCAGATGAGGCTTGGCGCAATGCCTGGTGAGGTTGTAGAAGGTATTGCGGATGTTTCGCAGTGCTTGGCTGTGATCCTGATGACAATTCCTGGCTCGGTTCCTCATGAGCCCGAGTTTGGGTGCGGGTTGTGGGAGTATCTCGATCGACCTGTACAGGAGGTTCAAGGGTATTTGTTGTCCGAGGTCGTAAAGGCTATACGGCGATGGGAGCCTCGAGTTGCCGTGACTGGAGTGTTGTTCGAGTTTTCGGATGAGTATTCCGGTCTATCGGTTGAGGTTCGATATACTTTAATAGAAACCACAGAGGAGCGGGTGCTTGTGTTGCCGCTCGGTAAAGACTTTTAATATGAGTGTTTTGCTTCCGGAACCATCGTTTATCGATAGAGATCCTGCGACGGTTGAGGCTGAAATCGTTGCTGCTTATGAGGCGGAGACAGGGCGAAGGTTATACCCGGCTCAGCTGGAGCGCTTGCTTGCACATGTTTTCGCTTACAGGGAGAGCCTTGTTAGGATTGCGTTCCAGGACGCGGCAAAGCAGGGGTTGCTTGCGTATGCAAACTACCCGATGCTTGACTATATGGGTGATCTGGTTGGCGTCACAAGGCTTGCTGCAGAGTATGCGGTAGGCAGCGTCACGATCTCAGCTGACGACCCGCCTCCTGAAGGTGTGGTTGTATTATCCGGCTTCCGGGTATCCCCTCCTGGAGGTAAAGTGGTTTTTGAGTTGACAGGGTCTTGTGTGCTGACTGACGCGGCACCGTCGTCGACGGTGGCAGTCAGGGCGTTGACGGGCGGTGAGATTGGTAACGGATTCATAGCAGGGCAGGAGTGGGAGTTTGTTGACGGACAACCTTATCTGACCGCGGTGGTGTGTGCGGCTACGACTGCTGGAGGGGTGGATTTTGAGAGTGACGATCGGCTTCGGTCGCGTATTCGCCTTGCCCCACAGGCGTGGGCGACAGCTGGCACCAAGGCCGCGTACCGGTGGCATGCAATGACTGTTTCTACGCAGATTCTTGATGTTTACGTTGCCGGGTGGGCGGAAGACGAGGCAATTCCCGAGGGAGTTGTCCGGGTATACCTCCTTACAGATCAGCAATTGCTTGGCACTGATGAGGGGGATGCAACGGCCGAACAAATTCGCATTCTTGTCGACGATTATCTTAATAGAGAGGATGTCAAGGCTCTCTGCGATACGATATCCGTTCAGCATGTATCGATTGTTCCTGTTGATGGAGATATCGTTGTCCTGTATTACGCAAATGTCGATGAGGGAGTTGTGGCTCAGGGTGTGCAGGATGCGTACGAGGGTTTTGCTGATGAGTTGCTTCACAGTCTTGGTAAGGATCTCGTATCATCTCAGCTACTTGCTGCTATGCAGGCGGTTGAGGGGGTATATTCTGTCTCTGTTGCTTTTTCTGGAGGCACCCCACCCTCAATAGCGAAAAATGCGGTTTATAAGCTCAATTCGTTTACGTGGACGTATAACCAGGTTTCGGAAGAGCTATGATGCCATCGTCGATTAATGGGCCTGCGGTCAATGCTTTCGAACAGGTGGTCAGCAGGCTGGGATCTTCAGCTGCAGGATTTGATCTGAGGTTGCTTGTCCCGATGTATCTTGATCGTTCTGACTATGACAGTATCCCTGCTGAAGTATTGGCTCATGTTGCTTGGGGGCTTGACATTGACATCTTTGGTTTGCCACGCGATCTGCAGGTCTCGTGTATAAAGAGGGCGATCGAATTGCACCGCCGAAAAGGCACCCGGTGGGCGATTCGCAAAGAGCTTGAGGTGCTTGGGTTTATCGCGGTATCTGTCAAGGAGGGGAATGTCTCAGACTTTATGCATGACGGGACAGTTATGCATAACGGAGCGTATCCGCATGGAGGATTGCGCCAAGATTGGGCGGTATTTTCCGTCAATATGCTTGGTGTGCGAGGATTTGATGCGCGCCGAGTGCTTCCCGCGATTGCCCGAGCGAAAAATGCAAGATCGAAACTCATTAGTCTCTCGATATCTTTACGCTATTTCATGTCTTTGTCCAGTGATCTTGTGGATCTTGTTGTGAACTGTGCGGATGGGGGCTCGGTGACGGCATATTCTCCTGATGGGTACATGTTCAGCGTTAATGTCCCGGAGTCGTATGCCGATAGAGAGATACTTGGGCTTACAGCGCTTGATGCAGACGGTGAGCCTTGTGGATCCGTTGTGTTTCCAGATCCAGTCATTCGCGGCGGTTATGCTGTCCGTATTTACGTTGATGTCGACAGGAACCTCGGAGTATCCGCCGACTTTGATGATTCTGTAGTAGATTTCGATGATCCTATAACACAAATTGACGATTGATTAAGATGAAGCGACTATTCTATTTTCTATGCGTCTTTATGGCTGCGGCCTCTGCGCATGCAGCACTCCTTCTCCCTGTTTCCGGTGATAAGCTGGGCCTTGGCGGCCACTTGCGCATGCACAGGACGATTGCTGTTGACTCAGCCTCTCCCGATAGCTCTCTGTGGGTTACAGGTTCCGGCGAGGTCAGGGTTAAGGCAATACGAATCAACCAGCAACTACTCACCGCAACCCCGATACATATTAACAGGCTAAGCTCAGCTATCGCCGTTGACCCGGCAGCGTCGGGGACTGTGGTGACAGTCGGCGATCAAGGGCTGAGCTTTGCCCAGGATAATGACGGGGTGTCGTTCGGCGGAGGCGCTCGGCTATGGAGTAAGGCGGGCGGAGGGCTTAATATTAAGCCGGGTGACGACTTGTATCCTATAGCGGTACGGGACGCCAATGACTTGGTTGATGAGCTCATCCTTAGACCGGCGACAATATCGGAAGCTGTCGATGGCACGGTCACAAATAAGCCGGTCACGCCGGTCGGGCTGAAAGCGGCAATTGATAACGCCATGAGTTCAGGTTTCATCCTTACGGCCACAAAAATATGGGATCCTCCCCCTATATCTTCATACGGTAAATCCGCAACAACTATTACTGTTACGGGAGCTCAGGTAGGTGACGTCTGCGTTGCGGCGCACACTACGATTAGGATGGTTATCCGGTCAAAATATGGCGACTGGAACTGGATACCCCGGTTGAGGGTGGTCAACCGATCTATGAGACAGACGAGGAAGGAAATGTCACGCCAACTGGAGGGTATGATAATATCCAGGCCAAGCAGCTCGCAGAGCGTACACGTAACTTGAATCTCAGACTTTTAACGCTCGAAAACCAACTGTTAAACCAACGTTTAACGCTTCTTGAAAATAGAGGTGTAGGGGACGTGGTCGAGAAGCTGTATTTCCCTCCAAACCTGCTGTCCCTTCAGGATTACGCTTTTGATGGAGTCCTGTGGTGTGCAGGGCAAGCGGTAAGCAGGATTACCTATTCACGCCTTTACCAGAAAGTCAGTCACTTAATCCCTGGCCAAATGTGGGGTGCCGGGGACGGCGCCACAACATTCACTCTGCCTGATTTGCGCAGTGAATTTTTGCGTGGATGGGATGGTGGGCGAGGCGTTGACTCGAATAGACTGTTTGGGTCAACGCAAGGGGATCAAATTAAAACGCACGAGCACTCGCTCAATAATGCAGGTTCAAATCGATTTGCGCGGTACAATGAGAGCGAAGGAAACAGCAACCCGTGGGGGTCTGGAAATGGCAGTAAGTTTGAGGGTGAATTCTCTTTTAGTACCCAGCCAACAGGCGGTAATGAGACCCGCCCTCGTAATATTGCTGTTCTATTGTGTGTGAAATATTAATACGTCAAAAAATAAGGGAACAGCCTCTTAACACCATTAACAAAATTCTCAAACTCCCCCACAAAATTTCTCAAACCATCGCCGCCGTTATACCA